GACTGGTCGAGTGGAAACGTACCAAGCCGGCCAAGCGCGCTCGTCACAAACAGGACGGGTTGAGGCTCAGATTGAACGGGCCTCAGGATCGGTACAATCGCTCTCTGACCAGAATGCTGGGGAAGTGAGGAACCGTGTTGTCAAGAACATCTATGGCATCATGACCGGTCCTGATCCCGACACACTGGTACGTCTCGGGACGTGCACGATCTTACAGGGTCGTGTTGGCATCACCAATCGTCACATCATCGCATCCCTCATGGACTACGTGGGGCTCGTGAGTTTCACCAAGAAACTATACGTGATGAAGAAGGAGGATCTTGTGACCTACCACATCCCTGACAGTGACTTGAAGATGGGGCAACGCGACGCTGCTGTTTTTGAACTGCCAACTATGTTCCCAGTTCACTCCAGTATCGTCCGCTACTTCATGACTCCGGAGGACTTCTCGCGACACACCAACGTTCCTAAGGCCTCGATGGTGTGGTGTGAGATGCGCAACGGACGTCCCATCCTGCGGTATTATGATTCGAACTTGATGGTTGCTCAGCAATCACGGTTCTTCGACCTGCAGGAAAAGGGGCAAGTTCTTCAAATCCGTGACTTCTACCTTCACGGTTTCGAGACTGTTAACGGAGATTGTGGAGCCCTGATCATTGCCTTTGACCCTGCTATGCAAAACAAGATCTGTGCAATGCACATGGCTGGATTCGATGGAGAACACTTCACTGGAGCGGCTGTCGCACTTCACACCGGAGTGATCGGAGCCCTTCTGGACGGTATTCGCCCACTTCTGAAACACCGAGCGTCGTTGTTCGATGGTACGGTTCCCGGTGTAGTCTCGGGAGGTATCCAAGTTGAAGACGGCGAGATCACCCTGGTGACGAAAATTCCGGAAGGTTTCATGTACATCGGCCAAGTCGAGAACCCCGTGTTCGAGAACACCCGAACAACACTCAGGAAGTCGCCAGTGTACGACATCTGCGGACCTGTGAAAAAGAAACCAGCCTACTTGGCACCTTTCAAGCAGGGTGATATGGTGATTGACCCTAGGATGATGGCGATGAAGAAAGCAGCCGGGCCGAATATGCGTGTACACCCCCAGTTTCTGGAAGAAGCACTCAACAGTGTGAAACAGAAGATCAACTCCCAGGTCCGCCTCTCTGACTGCCGCGTCCTAACGTTTCAAGAAGCGATCGCCGGTATTGCCGGTGATGACTGCTACCCTCCAATCAACAGGACAACATCACCCGGTTACGGCTGGACGAAAATCGGTAAAGGTAAGACACGATGGCTCGGTACTGACGACTATATGTTCGATCACCCAGATCTAGTCGCTGCGTACAATGATGGCATGGCGAGGCTACGACGAGGAGAGCGCCTGGGCAAGTTTTGGACAGACACCATGAAGGACGAACTCCGTCCTATCGAGAAGGTTGACCAGGGCAAGACTAGGCTGTTCTCTGCCGGTGAGATGGTGCAAACTATCATTCTCCGGCAGTACTTCGATGGCTTTGCCGCGCACATGGCACGGAATCATACCTATGTCGAGAGTTGCGTCGGAATCAACGTGTACTCAATGGACTGGGAACTGTTGGCTCGGAGGTTGCAGCGGAAGGGGAGAGCCGTCGTGGCAGGTGATTTCACCAACTACGATGGTTCTCTCCCTGCGTCTGTGATCTGGGCCACGCTGGATGTGGTAGAAGATTTCTATGCCAAGGCTCCTGGTGATCCTGAAGACATGGAGATCCGTACATTGCTCTGGCTCGAGATTGTGAATTCTATCCACATCTCGGGCAAGGACGTGTATGTGTGGACACACGGTCAGCCATCAGGATGTCCCTTCACCTCGC